AGCAGACAGGCCGCGTTCCCATCATGGGAACAACTGCATCGGAGTCAGCACTCCGCGCCCAGAAATTCATGCAATATGGTTTTTATAATCTGGAAGGGAAAAAGGCGCAATGCACACCGATGAGTATATGGACAGACGATGACGTGTGGGAATACATTCACCGATTCCAGTTGCCCTACTGCAAAATATACGATATGGGCTACGATCGCACCGGCTGCGTCTTTTGTGGATTTGGGGCGCATCTTGATCCGGAACCGAATCGGTTCCAGCGGCTGCAGCGCACACATCCAGAACTATGGCGTTATTGCATGAAGGCATACGATGATGGTGGTCTGGGGATGCGGGAAGTGCTGGAATTTATGGGCATCCCGTATGAGAATTTTTTACTGGAGGATGATAAAAATGTTTGAAAAAGTGAATCCCGCGCACCCGGATAAAATTGCGGATCGCATTGCCGGTGCGCTTGTAGATTTGGCATACCGGCAGCAGGAGCATCCTAAGATTGCCGTGGAAGTTCTGATCGGTCACGGTGTGTGTCACATCGTTGCAGAAACCTCCACCCATCTGGACACCGCCGATGTGCGCCGGATCGTGAGCAGAATTGCCGGAGAAACCATTGCCCTGGACTATCATGAAACTGCCCAAGATCCCATTCTGGCAAAGAACCAGGCACAGGAGCTGCGCTGCGGTGACAATGGTATTTTCCGTGGTGTTCCCGTAACAGAGGAACAGATGGACTTGGTGGGCATTGCCAAGGCACTGTATGAGAAATACCCCTATGATGGCAAGTTCATCATGGACGGCGATCGGCTGATCATCTGCCAGAGCAATGCAGATGCAGAGGACATCCAAGAAATCTGGCCGGGTGCAGAGGTTAATCCGCTGGGCTACTGGACAGGCGGCACCAATGTGGACACCGGTGCAACCAACCGCAAGCTGGGCAGCGATATGGCAGATTCTGTTACTGGCGGTGGCCTGCATGGTAAGGATCTGTCCAAGGCCGATGTGTCGGTAAACATCTACGCATGGCTGAAAGCACAGCAGGCCAGAGTTCCCGTAGAGTTCTGCTGCGCCATTGGCGATCGTACCATTGATGACATTCCCTATGCCAATGTGGTGCAAATCGCAAAGCATTTCATTGACTGGATCGGCGGCTTTGAGAAGTTCGCAGAATGGGGACTGGTATGATGGAAATAAAGAAGATTTCCGTGGATCAGTTGCTGCCAGCCAGTTACAATCCCAGAAAAGACTTGCGACCCGGCGATCCCGAATTTGAAAAGCTGAAACGAAGTATCGAAGAATTCGGCTATGTGGAGCCGGTCATCTGGAATAAGCGGACAGGCATTGTGGTCGGTGGCCACCAGCGGCTGAAAGTGCTGAAGTATCTTGGGTACACGGAAGTGGACTGCGTGGTGCTGGACATCGATGAGCAGAAGGAGAAAGCCCTCAATGTTGCGCTGAATAAGATCAGCGGCGACTGGGATATGCCCCTGCTGACTGCATTGCTGAAAGATTTGGATGAGAGTGGCTTCGATGCCACCCTCACCGGCTTCGATGTTTCTGAAATGAGCGACATGTTCGATGACCAGTCGGAGATCACAGAAGATGAACCTCCGGCAGTGGCCGCGCCGGAACAGCAGCCCTTCACTCAGCCGGGAGATCGCTGGCTGCTGGGACAGCATGTGCTGTATTGCGGTGATAGTACCAAAGCAGAAGATGTGGCGGCGCTCATGGAAGGTACGGTGGCAGACCTGTGTATCACAGACCCGCCCTACAATGTTGCCTATGAAGGCAGCGACGGCAAAACCATCCAGAACGATAACATGCCGGAGGAACAGTTCATCGCTTTTCTTACCGCAGCATTCCAGCAGATGCACGATGCACTGAAACCCGGCGCACCCTTCTACATCTGGCATGCAGAAACAGAGGGCGGCGCATTCCGCAGGAGTTGCACTGCCGCGCTGGGAAAGGTGCGGCAGATGCTGATCTGGAATAAGAACTCTTTCACGATGGGACACCAAGATTACCAGTGGAAGCATGAAGCCTGCATCTATGGCTGGACGGATGGTGCCGCGCATTATTTCGTGGATGATCGGACGCAGGCCACCGTCATTGAGGATAAGCGGCTGGACATCAATAAGCTGAAGAAGGAGGAAATGCGGCAGCTGCTCCGCGATATTTTCAGCGATAAGATTTCCACAACTGTACTGAACGAAGATAAGCCTGCCAAAAATGCAGACCATCCTACCATGAAACCGCTGAAGCTGCTGGCTCGACTGGTGAAGAACAGCAGCAGACAGGGGGAGGTGGTACTGGATACCTTCGGCGGTAGCGGCAGCACTCTGATCACATGCCAGCAGCTGGGGCGGCGATGCTATACCATGGAACTGGATCCCAAGTATGCCGATGTGATCGTGAAGCGGTATCTGAAATTTACCGGCTGCGGCGAGGTCACGCTCATCAGAAATGGTGAGAAAAAAGTTGTGTCTGAAATGCTAATTCTTCCTCTTTAGTCTGGACTTTCTACCTTCTTTCTGGCTTAATTGTCCTACTAAAAAACAAGGAGGACAACGACAATGACCATCGAAAAAGCGCAGAAAGACTTCAATCAGCTGATCCCGGAGAACGGCTTCACCCTCGCCGCAGAGGCCAACGAAACTAGACCAGCCGTCTACCACAGAGTGTGGAAAAAGCGGGTACAGGTCGCATGGTACGGTGAGCAGGAGGATACGCTGGAAGTCAGAATCAGCTTGAGCTATGGCTACCCGCTGGTGTGCGTCAAGCGCAACGGACGCGACGATCCCAAGTTCATCCGGGACTATAGCAGCCCCAAGAGAGCAATGAATGCCATCCGCGAAATCGTGCGGTTCGCAGGCTTCGAGTGGTAAGGGGGTGACAGTATGTGGGCAGAAGGATGCATCCTCATCGGCGGTAAGGGCTACCGCTACTGGGTTAAGCACTATAGTCGGCGTTCCCAGCATGGCATCAATGGCGGCAAGATCAGCAAATGCATGATCAAGCGCGGCGATGAAATCGTATGCAACTACGATCGCGGCTGGGATGTGGAGCCGGCGGACGATGATACCCGGGTCGCACTGGAAATCCTGCTGTACGACTACAACTAAGGAGGTCACCATGGAAAGAAGTATGGAAATCTACATGACCGCAGGAATCAGCGCAGATGTGGATGCGGATAAGAACTTCGCCGGTGCCATCGCACACATTCTCCATCGGTTCTTCAATAACGACTGGGGCAACCTCTGCAAGAGCGACTGCAGGCTCAATCAGCTGGCGATGGAGCAGGGCGGCAGGATCCTTGGTGCATACAACACCGCTCGTGGTCGCGTGTATGTGATCACCGATGATGCGCTGGCCAGCCCCACAGTGACCACAATTCTGTACGCAGATGAATACTAAGGAGGCAGAAACCATGAAGCAGGAAAAGCCTATCATCGAATATGACCCCTATGGTCACAGCGGCAACATATTCTGGCTACTGGGAGAGGTCAACAAAATCATGCGAAAGCAGAGCAGAATCATCGCCTACAACGATCTACGGGATCGGGTCTTCGATGCACAGAGCTACGAAGAAGCACTGGCCATCATCGGAGAGGAAGTAACCCTCATACGAAAACGAAGAAAATAAGAATATAAGGACGGCAGCGCAGTATGCGCTGTCGTTTTTTGTTGGGCAGGAGGAATGCAGTGGACAATGGTCAAATTCTACTACCAGAAAAGAAAATTATCACAAATCCCACGCTGGCAGATCGTGCAGTGGCCTTCATCAATGCTTTGAAGCATACCAAAGGTGAATGGCATGGCAAGAACTTTTCTCTGCTTCCATGGCAGGAAACCATCGTCCGGGATGTGTTTGGCACAGTGAAGGAAAACGGCTACAGGCAGTACAACACCGCATACATTGAAATCCCGAAGAAGCAGGGAAAGAGCGAACTGGCAGCAGCCGTTGCGCTTTATTTGCTGGCTGGCGATGGAGAATGGGGTGCAGAGGTGTACGGCTGCGCTGCAGACCGGCAGCAGGCATCCATTGTCTTTGATGTGGCCTGCCAGATGGTAGAGCAGTGTCCGGCACTGAAGAAGCGCATTAAGCCGGTGCTATCGCAGAAGCGACTGGTGTATACTCCGCTGAACAGCTTTTATCAAGTGCTGTCGGCAGAAAGCTATACCAAGCACGGTCTGAATGTCCATGGCGTTGTGTTCGATGAACTTCATGCCCAGCCAAACCGACTGCTGTATGATGTTATGACCCACGGCTCCGGCGATGCCAGAAAGCAGCCGCTTTTCTTTTTGATTACCACAGCTGGCACCGATCGCAATAGCATCTGCTGGGAAGTGCATCAGAAGGCAAAGGATATCATGGCAGGCAGGAAGCATGACCCGACCTTCTATCCTGTGATCTACGGCATCGAAGATGATGATGACTGGTCGGATGAGCGGGTATGGTATAAAGCGAATCCATCACTGGATGTTACTGTGGATGTGGACAAACTCCGGGCAGCCTATAACAGCGCAAAGGAGAATCCGGCAGAAGAAAACCTTTTCCGGCAACTGAGACTCAATCAGTGGGTCAAGCAGTCGGTGCGCTGGATGCCCATGGATTCGTGGGATAAGTGCGATGACGCGGTCGACCCGGATATGCTGGTCGGTCGGGAGTGCTATGCCGGACTGGACTTGTCCAGCAGCACGGATATTACCGCATTTGTTTTGGTGTTCCCGCCACGCAGCGACGATGAAAAATATATCATTCTCCCGTATTTCTGGGTGCCAGAAGACACATTGGAATTGCGGGTGCGCCGGGATCATGTGCCATACGATGTGTGGCAGAAGCAGGGGTCGATCATGACCACTGAAGGCAATGTCATTCATTACGGATACATTGAGGAATTCATTGAAGAACTTGGAAAGAAGTATAACATTCGGGAGATTGCCTATGACCGCTGGGGTGCGGTGCAGATGAGCCAGAATCTGGAAGGATTGGGATTCACCATCGTGCCTTTTGGACAGGGCTTTAAGGATATGTCCCCACCTTCCAAGGAATTGATGAAGCTGGTGCTTGAGGGAAGGATTGCCCATGGCGGCAATGCTCCGCTGCGTTGGATGATGGATAACATCTACGTCCGAACAGACCCAGCAGGCAACATCAAGCCAGACAAAGAAAAATCCACAGAAAGAATCGACGGTGCCGTCGCCGCGATTATGGCATTGGATAGAGCGATTCGTAATGAGAATACTGGTGTCTCGGTTTACGATGACCGGGGCATTTTGTTTATCTAAGCAGCAGGAGCAACTGTCACGAAAAAGTTACAGGAGCGCATGGCCTACGGTAGATACTCTTTACAAGTGATTTATTAGTGATATAATGGATTTATTCCTTGCGGCACTAACACTTGAAGAGAGAATAAAGGAGGCTATTATGAAAAGAATAATTGCTGCAATCATGGCTGTGGTTATGCTGTTTAGCCTGTGTGCATGTGGAGGTACCAGTACTGAAACAAATGCAGCAAGCAGCACCAATAGCACAACTCCGGCAACAGAGGATAAGAGTGTTCTGGAAGAAATTTTGAACATCAAGTCTGATGAGGATCCCGTAGATATTTATCTTGCGATCATGGACTTCGAAGAAATCGGAGCTGAAGCATACCTTGAAAATCTGAAGGCAGAAAATCCGGAAAACGAGTATCGTTATTATAACGAGCATTATTATATCCAGACGATCACTGAAGGTGAGCGCAAGGCCATTCTGGAGCAGATGAAGGACCCGGATGTGTTCTTTACAGAGCTGTTCGAAACTGATTATCCCGGTATGTTCATCAAGGCAGAATTGAACAAGGGCATGGATGAGCTGACCCTGCATCTGAATAGAGAAGCATATGAGTCTAACTTCTTTGCCAGCTTTGTAATTCTGATCGGCGGCGCGGCTTATTTGGATTCTGTGCAGGCATACGATTTGGTATCCCCCGAAAATCGTGGCAGCCGACTTATCTGTGTCGATGAGAATGGTGAAGTGTTGATGGATTCCGAAGAGATGGAAGGTTCCACTGAAGAAACCCCCGCTGATTCTGCAATTGCACAGGCTGAATATACATTGGCTGATCATGTTGTCATCGACAATGAAAACTTTACCTTTACCATTAAGAGCATCGAAGCAGATGGCGATTGGGGCTTTACCCTCAAGGCATTCTGTGAAAATAAAACGGATAGAAATCTGATGTTCTCTTGGGATAAGGTTTCTGTCATGGGCTTCATGGTGGATCCCTTCTGGGGTTCCGAAATTGCTGCTGGTAAGAAGTCCAATGAGGAAATCAGCTTCTCCTACAGCGCGCTGGAAGAGATCGGCATTGACGCTATTGATGACATTACCTTTACCCTGCGCGTCAGCGATAGTGAAGACTGGTCTGCAGATCCTCTGCTGGTAGAAGAATTTGCAATTTATCCCACAGAAAAGAGTATTCAAGAAATTTCTTATCCCGGTCGCAAAACCACCGATGGTGAAGTGGTTCTGTATGATACTGCTGACTACACGGTGATCATTCTTTCCAGTGAAGTAGACGGCGGCGATTTCCTGCTGCACTACTATCTGGAGAATAAAACCGGCCACGAAATCATGTTCAGCATGGACGATGTATCCGTAAATGGTTATATGGCAGATCCCTTCTGGGGAGATTCTGTTTCTGCAGGAAAGAAAGCATATGCAACGGTTTGCTTCTATGAATCCACACTAGCAGAAAATGATATTTCTGCAGTAGAGGAAATTGAATTTACTTTGAGAGTATCCAATGCAGACAGCTGGGATACCCACGCAACGGAAGTGTTTACCTACAACCCCTAAAACCCAATAATTTATTGAAAAGCGTTCATCTTCGGATGAGCGCTTTTCTTATGCCCATTTTTCGGAAGGAGTGATGCACATGGGTGTATTTACTGGATTATTCCGTTCCAGAGATAAGCCCCAGAACCAGACAGCAGGCAGCGCATACGCATTTTATCTCGGCGGCAGTACCGCTGGTAAAACAGTGACAGAGCGCACCGCCATGCAGATGACTGCAGTATATTCTTGCGTCAGAATCTTAGCAGAAGCGGTGGCGGGGCTGCCACTGCATCTGTACCGATATACGGCAGACGGCGGTAAGGAGAAGGCCATCGACCATCCGCTGTATTTGCTGCTGCATGATGAACCGAACCCGGAAATGAGTTCCTTTGTGTTCCGGGAAACCCTCATGACCCACTTGCTTCTCTGGGGCAATGCCTATGCCCAGATCATCCGCAACGGCAAGAACCAAGTGGTAGCGCTGTACCCGCTGATGCCCAACAAAATGTCCGTGGACAGGGATGAGCAGGGCAGGCTCTACTACACCTATTATCGCGGAAATGATGAAGCAATCCGGGATCGGTCGTATGCAGTGAAGCTGCAGCCCAGCGATGTGCTGCACATCCCCGGCCTCGGCTTCGACGGCCTCGTAGGTTACAGCCCCATCGCCATGGCCAAGAATGCCATCGGCATGGCCATCGCCTGCGAGGAATACGGCGCAAAATTCTTCGCCAATGGAGCTGCACCCGGCGGTGTGCTGGAGCATCCTGGCACCATCAAAGATCCTGCGCGTGTACGTGAAAGCTGGCAAAGCACCTTCGGCGGCAGCGGCAATTCCAATAAAATTGCTGTGCTGGAAGAGGGTATGAAGTACACCCCCATCGGGATCAGCCCCGAACAGGCGCAGTTCCTCGAAACCCGAAAATTCCAAATCAATGAAATTGCTCGAATTTTCCGTGTCCCGCCCCACATGGTCGGTGATCTGGAAAAGTCGAGCTTTTCTAATATTGAGCAGCAGTCGCTGGAATTTGTGAAGTACACCCTCGACCCGTGGATCGTTCGATGGGAGCAGTCGATTATGCGATCGCTGCTGCTGCAGGGGGAGAAGA